AGCTTCCCATTTAGCTTGATTTATTACATAATGTGCTTGATTGTGTTTACTTCTGCCTAATCTTTCTCGCATTGCTTGATTGGCAGGTTTAACTTCGATTAATTCTACACGCTGCTTCGTGCCTTTATCTGAATAAACTATAAAAAAATCTGGAACATATATAGTTTGCTTACCGGTAAGTGGATTTCTATAAGGTATACGTATTGCTTCACTAGCCCATTGTAATATAGCAGGATGATCGTCACACATTTTCATAAATGTAAATTCCCATCCTGATCTGTATGTAGGTGTTTTTGTACCTACATACTTTTGTGGATTTTTTAGATTATATTTACCTTGAGCAAAACGTCCCATTAGATAATAATATTTCTAGCCTCGAGTCTCAAACCTTCAATGTTAGTTTTAAAACCTAACTGACTAGTTTTATCTCTGCTGTTATTAAGTATTTGTCCTATAACATTATTAAGTTGTACATCATTAACGCCGTCTAAAGTGTCTAATAGTTTTTGTACAGAAATTTTATCAGTTCTTGCTTGTGCTAATAATGTATTAGCAGTTGAAGTTGCACTAACTTCTTCAAAGCCTCTTTTCAAAAAATAACCAATTACTGCATCGATATCGGCTGCACTAAATGCTGCTGTTGGTTGATAAAATTTGTCAAAAAATCGTTTAACTTTTGTGGCGCTGTCTGGACTTAACGTATTTGGTAACTGTGACAATAAATTTCTCCTATTTTATAGCATTTACAACTGCGTTTGCTAGATTTACAATTTTTCTATCGCCGCCTACTAATTTTCCAATAACTTCTTTTTGTATTGCTTGTTGAGTTGCGCCTTCTAACGTGTCATACTGTTGAAAATTTCTACTATTATACGAATCACTAAATGAACCTGTGCCTAAAGCAACTTTAACCAAACTATTTAAAGCAGCAGGATTGTTTAATATTCTATCAGCAAGTACATTAGGATCGTTATTTACATCTCTAACAGTATTTGCAATTCTTATAACAAGGTCAGCTTCTGGTGCACCTGGAAATCTAAGATTACTTATGCCGCCAGTACTCAATACCGAATCAGCTATTATTGCTCCTAATGTAGGAGCACCGCTGGAATTTCTACCTAATAATGGATTAGTAGGATAACCAAAATTATTTGATGTGTGTCTAAAAGGTCTAGGTTGATTAGCATAAAATTGTTCTAGTTTATCACTGACAGGACTAGGTGTATTATCGTATCCAGTTTCTGGTGCAGTAAATCCTTTTGGCGTGTCAAAATCATTTACATATCCGCTATCATATAATACCGATTCGTACATTACTGTTAATTGATTTTCAGTAATACCTGAGGCGTCACTATAATCTAAATCACTATGTTGCCAGTTTTGCACTACTGGATTAATTAATGTATAACTATTCCATTCTTGTTTTGCTAATTGAAAAATTTTAATTTCTTTAAAAAAGGGCGTATTAAAGTTATTATCTAACCCGTAGCTAGGAACACTGTTTGCAAACTTATCTAGTGGATCATAATCAAATCCAGAATTTTTCTTACCGTCTCTATAATAAAAATTGTAATATTCTTTTAATAAGTCTTTTGTGTGTCCTGCCATATCGTCGTGAAATGTAAAAGTTACAGGTTCGTAGTCTATTCGTGTTTGAATATTCTTTTTTCTATTATACTGTTGCACCGTAGAAATCTGTGATGTATATGAAGGTAAATTTAAACTTTTAACTAATACATTTATTAAATTATTTTTAAAAGAAGAAATAGGAGACTTAAATCTTGCTTCAGGTGTTAGGTCAAAATAGCAATGATATAGATACTTAACCTTCGGAGAAAAATCAAGCCTCTGTTGTGTATATAAATTATGGGCATGCTGAGCATCTCGTAAAAGAATTGACGACACAATGAATCTCCTTATAAAGTATTTATTATAATTAATTATATACGCACATAAAAAAATAGAGAGCAAAAGCTCTCTATTTTATAGTTATGCCACTATATAATAATTAACCTTGAACTGACTGGTTACCTGTAACTAGTACTCCAGGTCCTGTTGATGTGTCACCGCTTGGTCTATTAACAGGTTCGCCTACGCCATTATTTCTAGTAGTTCCGTCTTGATCTGTTTGTACTGCATTATCGTATCTTATACTTAATGTAACAGTAACTGGATCAGTCGATGCACTATATGCTAATGAATTATAATTAGCTGATTCTAAATAGCAACCTACTAGATTCCATTGTTCTAATACAGTCGGAGACGTTGCGTCTCCGCCGTTGCCGCCGTCTAATATTTGAATTTTTGTTTCAAATTTATAACTTGCTCCAGAAACTGCACTTGCTTGTTCATAAAAGTCAAATTGTTTCTGTAACTGTTGTCCGGTTACTTTACTTATATTATTATTTACATCGTCACGTAATGTAAGTGTAATCGGATCCCAAGAATGTTTACCTGCTAGGTATGATCTTGAGTTATACACATCTAGTGTAATTGTTTCGAAATTAACTGTTGGACGAGTAACGTCTACAACCTGTTTTGTTACTTCAGTTAGTAGTCCTCCGTCAATACCAAAATTTTGTAATACAACTCGAAATCTGTATTGCAATTTCGGCATTAACAATGTACCGTTTCTTTGGCCATCGTCGATCGGAACCGAAATATTTCTTAATGATGTTAGTGGCATATTTTATCCTCTCTTTGATACATATATTTAGCTCTTTTTAGTAATCAGGCCCTAGGGCCTAATTATTAACCTCCTAATGCAGCAATTTCGCCTGTGTTTTTAATACGCAACGGAATGTAAATAAATTCAATTGCTTTTACTGGTTCAATTGCTATATCTAACCAAAGCTCGTTACGATCAATTCTAGCTGGTGTATTATTTGAATCATCACATACTGTAATGAAATCATACAATGCACGTAAGCTAACTAATTCTAAACAAAATGCATCAGCTGCTGATTTGACTTGATCTCTTGTGATTCTGTCATTCGGTTCAAACAAGTAAGGTCTTGCTAATAGTTCAAGCTGTGTTCTCATATAAACAATCAATCTTGCTACATTAACTCTGTCAAGAGCGCTTGCATTTCTTGCTCTAGTTTTTTGACCAAATACAACTAATCCTGCTCCACTAATAAATGTAATTGGATTAATATTATTTTCGTATAATGTATCTCTTTGTCCTGTATTAAGAGAAATACTTACAAACTCTCCTTCAGAATTTACATATCCTGAACTTGTTGCATTTGTAACTCCGCCACGTCTTGTACCAGCTGGTGCAAACCATGGATAAGCAACCTGATCATTTATTATCATTGTGCGTAGAGCCATATGACTCGGTGGAACAACAACGTTATTACCGTTATTATCACTTGTGAATCCCCATGGATAATACATACCTAAATATTCATCAAAGCTCACAGCACCATTATCATTATCTTCTACTGCCGAACGAACATTTGATGCCCAGTTATTCAAAGATGTTGCATCTGGTGTTAATCTTGCAGGGGAATCACCTACAACAAATCCTGTTAAGCGTCTGTCGTAATTAAGTGTAATCAATTCTCCGATTAATTCCGGATATCCTGGACACGCCATTAAGTTAAATCTTCTTGCTTCTTCGTCGCGGATATCTTGGTTACCGTTAACAGTTGCTTGCAATGACTGTACAACTGATTTACGTTGTGCAAGTCTACCAAATGTACCCGAACCGTCTGCATTGTTACCACTTAGTGTTACCCAACGGTGTGGATAATATGCATCCATTGATTGTGCAGTACCATTAGCATCAAATTCATCGCCGCTATCAACTGTATATTGCTCGTTATCACCCGATGTATCTATGTAGTTGCGCTCAAAACGCTTAACGTTAAATCCGCTTCTACGTGTGTTCCATAGCAACATACCTTTTGGATATAGTGCCGGATCTGGACAATCAGGATCTACATAGTTACTTTCTAATAAATCTGTGATTTCTGCTGCATCACTTTCTGATCCTGCTGCGCCCCAACGTGCGTCTGCAAATAGTATACCATTTTCAGTTGTTTGATCTGTTTTATCTACTAACACCCACGAACTTAACGCTTCGTTATATTTGTATACAGTTCCGTACTCTTCAATGTCGCCAGTTGCAATCCAAATATCGCCATCTTGTAATGGATTTGATTGTGAATTTTCAGTAGGTTCACTAGCTGACACTATAGGTCCATTTGGATCTGTATCACCAGTACCATTTCCGTGATCATAATTTAAATACCCTATCCAGTTTGCACCGTCGTGTATCATCATATCAACTTCGTCTACTACTGAATTGTACCAAACTTCACCGTCTGCTGTTAAGCTTAATGGTGCATCAACTGCTGGAGTATAGTTTAATACTTTCCAGTTTGAAGCTAAAAATACATTAGCAACGCTGCCTTCACCTAGTAGTGTCGGTGCGTCTGTAGTAATTTGTGTTGGTGCATTATACAAGTTTGATGTAGTTGCAGTATTACCTGCTTCAAATACAGCAAATCCTGTTAAAGCTAATGCCCCGTCGATATCGTAAAGATAAAAATCACCACCTGTTTTATGTTCAATAGCAATTCTATTTTGACTATCAACACTTGCTACAATATTTGTTAAACCTGCTGCGTTAATTGCGCCTGCAATTGTATCTGCATCACCTGATGCGCCTGCTGCTGTAAAACTAACAGTTACTGGTGCAGCAAATACATTTGAATTTGTTTTTGTTTCAGCAATTGCAAAGTCATATGCAACTAAATTTGTTAATCCAGTTGTAATTTTAGGACTTTTAATAGATGTAGCACCGTTAGAATTTCTACGATAAAATTTAAAGTTAACTTTCGGATTAGTATCTTCTTCAATATTTACTTTTGCATAAAGATCGCCTGTTACAAGATTTGACCCGCCACCTGCTCTGTCTAATCCATATAGTGCTGCTGAACTAGTTTGAAAAGCAGGAACAGTTATTCTTTCCCATAAATTAGTTTCAGCGTTATAATTTTTTATACGTAGATCAATACCGCCATTTGGTTCTGTTGTTTTAAACCAAATTGAACCAGTTGGTCTTGGGTTAACATCTACTGCTTTAAATGCAGGTACACTTGTATGATCAGCAACAGCAATTTTAGGTGAATAATAAGTGCCTGCTACTAGCCCAAGTTCTGCATTTGCTGTTCCTGCGCCTATTACTAAGCTGTCGTTTGTTGTATATATTTCTAATGCACTATCTACAACTGCTGCCGATACTCCTGAAATACCTGCATCATTAATATCCACTGCTGCTAATGCTGCCGATGCACCACTTAATGTAATTGCTACTGCGCCGTCAATAATAACTGTATTACTAGGTGTAACTGTTGGATTTTGCAACGACCCTCTTACTGTATAATGACTAGACTTCCATGCATCTGACCCAACTTCTACCCAAGTTCCGCTATTATTTTTATAGTATGCTCTATTCATAGTGGTAATGGCTACAATGCAATAATCGCCTATTGCACCTACACTTGCTTTAGGTGCTCCCGGTGATGATAAACTTTCGCCTACTGTTCTATTAACATCATTTGGAGTTAAAACAATAGGTATTATAGTATTAAAACTTTGTCCGCCAGCTGAATTAATAGCTGCGCCATTCCATTCTTGAATTCCAAAGTCTGTAGATTGTACATCAAACCAGTATGCGCCTGCTGCTGGTTCGCCTCCTGGTGCAGTTGCACTTGCTGTTAGTTTTCCTAAATCAAGATCTGCTCTACATACATATACACGATTAGTAACTCCTAATAACGAATATGCAGTTTGTAGTCCGTATTCATTTAGTTCTCCTGCATGAATCGGATTATTGTTAGTATCAGTATAAAATGTTGGAGTACCAAATAATTCAACTAATTCTCTTTGTGAAGTAACTAAGTATGGTGTTCCAGCATTTGCTGCTAGTGTTCCTGCTGCTAACTCTGAGCCTCCGCCGTTTAGTTTATTTTCAGCAGAAGCTACAAATATCATAGGTACAGTACCAGCAGCTGCCGGAGTATAAAAACTCTCGTCTATGACTTGTACTTCTACACCTGGTGATGTTAATGCCATTTTTTCTTTCTCCTATTGGGTAGTGTTCTTATTGTATTTAGTAGATTTATTTTAAATTCACCTATTAAACCATACAAAAAAGGGGCAAAAAAGGTGCGATAAATAAAGTTATGAGACCATTATGTATTTGTAAGCAAAGACCAGCAGCAATTAATTACCGTAAAGGTAATAAAGTATACTATAGAAAAAAATGCGAGATATGTGTTAAGCACGGAAGTATTGGACACGGTCTTCCGAGATGGCAAATTGCAGGCTATATTAAAAAAGATTATTGTGAAAAGTGTGGATTTAAATCTAAGTATCAAGAACAATTTGATGTTTTTCATATAGATGGACATTTAGAAAATTCTAGACCTAGTAACCTAAAAACTATATGTGCAAATTGTCAACGTATTTTACAAAAAGAAGGATCAATGTGGAAACAAGGAGATCTTACTCCAGATTTTTAGGTTGACATTTAACTTACTTTATGTTATTATTATTGTAATGATAAGGCATTAATAGGAGTACGGCATGTCGATTGATTACAAGTTTAATGAAAAAGCACTTATTGAAGAGTTTCAAGCATATATTGATAGTACATATCAAGGTCATTATGCTACTAATAAATTTCAGTCAACTGAAGTAATTATTGAACGAGGTCATGGTACAGGTTTTTGTATGGGCAATGTTGACAAGTATTCTAATCGTTACGGCAAAAAGGGTTCTAAGGATGATGCAAGAAAGGACTTAATGAAAGTTTTACATTATGCACTAATACAATTGCATATACATGATAACGACCTTTAACCTATAGTGAAGCCATATCCTGTGCCGCCGGCAACAGCTAATGATACTTCTTGTTCTAGCTTATCCATCTCAGTTTGTGCCTCTGCTTTGAGTGAGTCACCGTTTAGTGTTGATCCACCTTGTGGACCTGCAATAGTAGCAAACTTTGAACGTGCTTCGCCTAGCATATATTTACAACTTGCAAGAGTATAATCTTTAATCCATTGTACAGCTAAGTAATCTTTTAGTAATTCTTCATCTGGACGATAATTGTATACCATTAATAAAAGATCCTCTTCAGAGCGCGGCCTTTGTAATATTGTCAATTTCTTTGTAGTTGAATTCCACTGGAATTCTATAAAACTACCAAACATTCTGCCTACTAGTTCTTGATACTGACTAAACATATCATATGTTGCTAGTCCGCCCATTTTAGAACCTGATAACAAATAAGTGTTTGTATAAGCAAGATTAAATGGTTCAAACAGTGTGCCGCCTCCGCCGCCTCCGGATCTTGATCCTATTGATCTGCGAAAAATTTGTCTAACTTCCATTACTTCATTAGGTAAAATATATTCGTTTTGATCTATTACTGTTGGCATAAACATATACGATTCTTCTACACTATAATCACTGCGCATACGATATCTTGTTAGCGCCTTTGTTAACGCTGTTTGATAATGTATCGGGTCTAATTCAACATCGACCATTCCGCCGCCGAGGAATGCGTTTACATAATCAAATATTTCTTGTTTTTGTGTTGCTAGTGTCATATGAAGTTCTCCAATAGTATTTATTCGTTACGATAAATATGTATAACAATAGGAGAACGGCTATCCCTCGCTTATCACTATACAAACCAGAACGTGGCAATGATTATGAATTTCTCGATCGTCAGATTGAAGAAATGTTTCATATTGGCGGAACTGATATTAATATACACAAATATTTAGGACCAGTAAATCCTGAAGAAGATGAAGCAACGGCTGCGCAACCGCAATACGATGCTGTAAATGAAACTAATATACAAGATTTGCTATTTTTAGAAAATAGAGATAGAAAATACGAAAAAGATGTATATAGTCATAGAGCTATATATAATGTTCAAGATATTGATTTTGATTTAAGTCAATTTGGATTATTTTTAAGTAATGATACATTATTCATGACTGTACATATTAGAAGTATTGTAAAAACTTTAGGTAGAAAACCTTTAAGCGGAGATGTTATAGAATTACCACATTTAAAAGATGAGTATGCATTAAACGATTATGATGTTGCATTAAAACGCTTTTATGTTATCGAAGATATTACTCGAGCTGCTGAAGGATTTTCACAGACTTGGTATCCGCACCTATATAGATTAAAATTAAAACAAATATACGACGGTAGAGAATATGCCGAAATTTTAGATTTACCAGTTAGTGAAACAAACGATACAACACTAAGAGACGTATTATCAACATATGAAAAAGAAATGCAAATTAATAATGCAGTAGTGCAACAAGCCGAAGCAGATGCACCATTAAGT